CGGTTACAGAGTTCGTCAAGATGCTCGTTACTGCGAACTGAATTATAAACATGAACGTTCAGTAGGTCTAACTTCATATAGCCAAGTTCTTCGGCTTCATTATAATCAATATTGCTTAATCCACTAATTGGGTCGTATGGAATAGGATTGACATAGACTCCAGTGTTGTGCTTGACAACAGCACCGTCACGGGTTATAGACGCAGGTATATGCTTGATTAATTTCAAGATATCCTCACGGTTTCCAAAGTCTATGTCAATGTCCATTTGCGTTCCTTAATAGCAAGCCAAACAAACCATAATGCAATAATAGTAGCCCATAACGGCCAAAATATCAATAAAACAGTAGTAAACCAAAATAGCGGCGAGTCACTATCATCAATAGCATAAGTTAAACCCATGCCAGCAAGATAAAACCAAGTTATAATAAACCACGTCATGCCCATCTCATTAGGAATAAGTCACGCTCTTCATCATTGATGAACCCCAAAATCATACCTTTTTGTGACCAAGTTGTCAAGGAAGAATTGCACCAATCTATAATATCTGCTTCATTAGAAACCCACCATGTTGGATTAACAATCACTAGAACACTGTTATTTTTTATAAGGTCAATAGTATTAATTTCATCAGACAAATCACGAATATTTTTAAGTGATGCATTTATAACTAAAAAACGCTGTGTCATTAGAAACCTGCTTGTTCTAATATATGGCGTGTCATTTCTGCATCAGCGGGATAATCTTTTAACTTACGCTGCCAAAATTCTGGATCAATCCATGGCATAATCATAGTAACTTGTTCTTCTGTTAATGTGCCAAGTTTATCAATGCCACTATCGCAGCAATAAATTGCCCAACAACTCACACGACCATTTAATATATGTTGCACAAAACGATTACTGCTTACATTAGCAAAGTATGTTGCAAGATCATTATTGGTTTCATCGCCCCATTCTTGCATTGTAATAATGCTGCGTTCAAGTGCATCGGTTGCGCTTTCTGTTCGCAATAACCCATAGAGATATTCTGCATAAACTTTATCACGGCACCAATTGTCAATCTTGACTTGTTTCTTTAATACATAGTCAGTAAACTGTTCAGTGTTAATTGCGCTTATAGCAACGCAATGGCGACCAAACTTTACAAAAGCATTATAGAATTGGCTGTTACAAAAATCATCATATGATTTTAGTTTAGCACTGCCTTGTGTAATTTCATAAAACCGCAACCAAGCATTAAAGCCAATGATAACGCCCTTTTCATTACGCTGCATTGAACGGCGTTTTGGCTCACATTGATGAACTTGTAGGGTGCTTTCACGTGTAAAACCTTGACCACAGTATTTGCACACATGCGCACCTGGCTTTACATCTTTGGCTGCTTCCATAGCTATTTTACGCAATTCGTCCATATTGTAATTATAACATATCTTGTGCAGCAGGTGATATAAAATATTTCCACATACGCAAATCAAATCCACGAATTACCTCTTCGTGAAGTGGAAGTTCACTTGGGTCAAATGGTGGTGTAGCTGTGCCTATTAAATGGTTATAAAAATCAGGATAATTTCCAAAATACACTTTTGGTATTGAAATAAAACTTGTTATTTTATTAATGAATAAATGATGAGGATGTCCATATTCCCCTTTTTCATTATGTGTTAGTATAATATCTGCGCCATCGCATACAGCACGTATCCACTGTTCCGCATCACCATTATTAAATCCTGTTTTACCCTTTTCAACACTTTCCCAATTATCAGGCATACCGCAAAATTTTGACCGAATACCACGGCGTTCCCAAAATTGGGAAATCTCTGCGCCACGTGGATCGGTTCGTTGATAGGTAAGATAACAAATTGTCCAATCCCAATCACGATGTTCCATAATGAATTGATAAGCAAAGATTACACAATCATCGGGATGCGCAACCATACATATGGCTTTCATATTCGTTCCTTTACAAATTCATCCCACGCTCTGCGTTGATCTTTGTCAAGAAGTTTATAAGCACGTGGATGCACACTTGCAGTAAGCGTATTTTCTTTGTGAACTTTTTTCCACCACACATTAAAGTTAGGCACATCATAATCGGCTAAATTAGCAACTTCAATGAATTGCTCGCCAGTATATAGATTATTAAAATTGCCCTGTTTTGTTATCCATGCACTGTAGCAAAGAAATTCTGTAATACCATTACGGTTAAATTCACAGTTATTATCAAACCAACTTACAAAATCAGGTTCATGCAATATCATTTGTTTCATTTCATGTGTGCTTGCAAGAAAAGGAACACCAGCAGGACTTATCCAATCTAAACGTGGAATATTATAATGTTTTTTAAGATATTCAATTCCACAATCCCAATAGTTATGTGAAATATCCCATATTGCAAATCGCGCACGGCCATATGGATCAAATACTTCACTCGTTTCAAAAGGACGTATAAACCATGTTTTAGCATCAAGTATCATGCACCAGTTGCTTTCTGCATGTGCTGTGCCAAGTATCTTACATACTTGTTGAGTATACCAGCCTTTAAGATGAGGCGATGGATAATAACCAAACTCATTGCGATGAAATACGCTTACTTTATCTTGGTGATAACCCCACCAAAAAGTTTCTATATCACTATGTAATAATGTATCGTCATTTAATATAACATATATGTTTTGTATTTCATCAAGAAGATAGTAAGATATACTGTATGCTTGTGTTTTAAGCAAATTTAATTCATCACGATAAACAACAGTTAGTAAATCCATATTATTTTGTAATCTCGTGTAAAGTTCGTGCTTGGTTTAACGCATCAATTACAAGTTCATTTTTGTTTTGAAATACTGGTTTCCATTCTTGCCACCATGTAACTAATTCAATCATATCAGGTGAAAAGTTAAAATATAACGATTGACCACCCTGTGTATCACTAACAAGTATTGATGCTACTCTATAATCATTTGTTGTTGCATTTTTTATGGTCATTTCAACGCCTCTTTAATTTCTTTATCACTATATCCAAGTTCAACTAACATTGCTTTATATTGTTCATCGCTAATAGTGTTGCTTAACAGTTCTGCTTCATCGTTTTTAATATGCGGATATAATTCTAACATTTTTTGTGCACGTTTGTTTTTAGCAGTCTTGCTGTTGTATGCAATCCATTCATGACGATGCTTGCCCATATTAGGGCTTACAGTGGTCAGTAGCAGCCATTGTAGTTTAGGATGCTTGTTGATATCAAAGAACCGTTTATTAACACGCTCGTTCATTGCTTGCAAATAATATTGTTGCAACTCTGGAATACCGTTTACTACACTGCCCCAACGCAACATAAGATATGTAGAGAACTTCTTGCGTTCTTCATCGGTAAGTTCATCATAGAACTGTCGATTGCGCAAGTCAAGCTGTGCCATTTCATAGCCAATGTCAAGTTTGTTAACCACCTATAAATTCCTGTTCTTCTTCTTTTTGCTTTTCTTGACTCATCTCATAAATTATATACATTTGGTCAGCAAGGTCTTTTAGCGTAGGATTGGTTTCGGTAGCACGAAGAATTGCTAACCATCTAGCTTTACGAATGTTTATTTTGTTGTCATAATCATATGTGATGATACCGCTGCTTTGTGTTTTAACGTTTGCCATTGGTTATCGTTTCAGTTATAGTTTCTAATATTTCAAGGTTTATATGGTTGAGCATACTATTGGTCATACCGTCAGACAACTCTTGTATTGCATCAGGTTGTGCTTCTTTACTCATTTTATACAACACACGCAACTGATCTGCGGCATCTTTAAGCGTAGGATTTGTTTCCATTGCTTTAAGTATAGCCATCCATTCAAGATACTCATCAGTATAATAACGTTTTGGTATTGGTCCTAAAATGCTCATGGTAATATTATACTATACTATATTTTGGATGTCAATAGTCTCGCTTGCACGAGAGATTTCCTTAACAAAATAAGCACAAACTGGCTTTGGTCCATCGCTTATTGGGATACAAAGTAGCTGACCATTTTTTAGCTTTGGGAAATACCAACGCACATCTTGATATACATCTTCAATTTCGATAGGTAAAAAATCTGCACGAAATGAACTTAATGGATTAAATGTAAATGCTTCAAATCCACGATCATTTAATTTGGTAAGCGGTAGTGCTTCTAAATCTCCAATCTCTGCTTCACCGATAAGTATGCGCCAGTTATATGGCATCATAATACGATGTTGTCCTATTTTAAGAACCAATGCTGGATCATTAAAACTTTCTAAAAACACCAGTGGCAAGAAATAATAATCTGCTTCTGGTGGATTGCTG